AACAGCACCAGCGGCCTCGAACAGGTCAACTTCGCCCCCGTCGCGCAGTGGTCGCAGGTCGTGACAACGGATGTCGGCGGGTCGTTCCGCGTGACGGCGGTCGATGCGGCCGGCAACGAGTCCGACCAGGGTCCGGCGTTCACTGCCACGCCGTCGGAACCGGCGGGCGGTGGCGGCGAGTGCACGGGCGACCCTGAGCCGCTGCTGGTGCACTTCGACGACTTCGACGCTGCGACGGTGGACTCGCTGCGCTGGAATACAAACAACTGCGGCGGCTATGACGCGTACTCGCCTACCCAGGACACCTGCCCGACGCCCTCGACGCTGCGCGCCCGCAGCGGTCCGCGGTCGCTGCGCTCGCAGATCACGTTCCACGACGGCGCCGGCAACTGGTATCACAAGCGCGACAATCCCGTGGACTCGATTGCTCATCGCACCGAGCTGTCGATTAGGTCGTGGTCGACGACGGGTTGCCCGAGCGGCGCCATCTGCGCGTCGAGCTACGACCCTGGGCAGCTCGACATCGGCGAGGAGCAGTGGTACGGCATCGCGACGTTCCACCCGGCTGCGGGCGATTCCAACGGCGACCCGATGATAGACGTCGGGCTCAAGAACACGCAGTTCATCAACTGGCAGCTGCACGACACCCCGGACGTGGGAGAGGTTTCACGCAGTCCGCCGCTGGCGCTGAACCTGAAGGCGACGCCGATCGTCGCCAACCTGCCGGCGTATCCGGACACCACGGGCACGACGGGCAGCGCGCAGACCAGCCCGCCGACGATCACGCCGACCTGGTGGAACTGGTGGACGCTGTTCGACGCCGACGCGATCCAAACGGCGAACAGCTACGACGGCGGCCGTAAGTTCTATCCCGGTGAATTCACCGACGATGCAGGCGGCTGGGTGGACTGGGTGATCCGGTACAAGCCTGGCTACGACGCCGACGGTATCCTCGAAATCTGGAAGCGCCGTGTCGGTGTGGACGCAGATTTCACCAAGGTCGTGAGCTACTTCGGCCCGAATGCGCCGAACGACCAGATCGCGCCGTTCCTGAAGCTGGGCATCTACTCGGGCGGTGGGAACCCTGCGACGCCGCCGGCCGACTGGCCCGCTCGCGCGGTGGTGTATCACGACTCGCACCGCATGGCGCTGACGACGGCCAACCCGTCGAGCGCGGTCGGCACTGACAACTGCGCGTTCCAGTTGGTCGCGCCTTCCGGGACGGCTCACTGATGCGCAAGCTACTCGCACTGCTGCTGCTGCTCCCCTCGCTGGCGCATGGCGCGATTACGCATCGGTTCACCGGCACTGCGGCGAATGCCATAGATGGCGGGAGTCACACGCCGACGCTTGGCGGTACGGCGAACGCCGGGGATCTGATCCTCTGCGCTTCGACACAGAAGAACGCAACCGACTACACCACGATCAGTTCGAGCGGCTATACGCAGCTCTACGGCAAGACCAACTCCGGCGGCACGGCGGTGGTGCTGCTGGGCAAGATCGCTGCCGGCAGTGATGCGGACCCGTCCATCTCCAGCAGCGACACGACTAGCGGCCGGACGATCATCAGTCAGTGTTCGGTCTGGTCAGGCACGCTGAATACCGTCACTGGCATTGTCGCGCACCAGAACAGCGCGCAGAATGACCCGGCTTTCTCTATCACGATGCCTGCGTTGACCGGCGTCACCACGCCGAACACGCTGATCCTCTCTGTCGCCGGCAAGGCGAATGACTGGAATGCCGAAAACCCGGTCATCGGCGCATCGGACGCGCTGACCGAGTTGGGTCAGCCCGAGCGCACGGCGAGCGCGCAGGTTGGTCTCGTGTGGGCGTACCGCGTCCAGACGACCGCAACCGATGTGACGACAGGTGACGTTACGCTGACAGAGAATTCGGCGCGTGCGGCGTCGATCATCGTCTCGCTAAAGCCGGCTGCGGTCACGCCGCTCTACACATCCGATCCGGCCATCCAGTCGCGCACCACGTCGAGCATCGTGTTCCGCGCCACCACCGACACGACGGGCACGCGGTATGGCGCGCGACTCACTGACGGCAGTTCAGCGCCGACGTGCGATCAACTCGAAGCGCAGACGGCCACGGGTGGCGTGCAGTATGGCTCGCAGGCCGCGACGGCAGACACCCTGAGCGATCTCACGCTCAGCAGCATCACCGATGGCACGGTGACGGACTACTACGAGTGCATGGAGGATGCCGGCGGCAACGACAGTGCCGTGAAGTCGATCGCCGATGTGTACAAGACGGCCGCTTTCTCGGTTGCACCGACGGTCTCCGCGCAGGGCACTGGCGATTACACCATCACCAAGACGCTCGACGGCGCGGGCTCCTGTACGGCGGTTGCCTGCCTCAAGGATTCGACTGCGCCGAGCGATACGGAAACGCTCGCCGGATATTGCGACTGCGTTGGAGCGTGCGATGGCGCTGGTGGCGACGTGGCGGCAATTGCCACGGTGACAGACGCGAGCTGCGAAGCCGGCACCATGGCGCTCGGCTCCGGGCTCACCCGGCCGATCCATGACATCTACGTGGTCGGCACTTACGGCGGGTTCGAGAGCGCCGTCACGGCGCTGGTCGATGAGTGCCTAGATGCGGCGACCGGCAAGCAGCTCGTGAACTGCCCTGACGGCCTCACGAGCATCGACGGCGGCAGCCCGATCGTGACATTCAACTCGACAGTGACGCCAGACATCGCGGTGGGTGATATCCCGGTCGTGGACCTGACGACGACGCCGGGCGGGTGTGACCTCACGCCAACCGCCACCGGTCTCTACAGCTACCCAGGCTCGTGCGGGCCGAACGCGCAATATCACGACTGGACGTTCTACGACCTGAGCGCCGGCGCGATGCACGCGGACACGATGCGGGCATGGACCAACAACACCGCGCCGCAGGCATCGGTCAGCGTCATCAATCTGGAGGTCGTCGAGGGCGCGGCCGTGGCGTCGATCACCTACGCTGATCTCGTCACCGACCCCGACGGTCAGGCAATCACCTGCACCACGCAGGACACGGGCACCGGCACCGGTGAGGGCAAGCGCCCTGCCGGCACCACGACGACGAGCGGCGTTTTCGACGGCACCTACACCACGGCGGGCAGCGGCAGCTTCGGCATGTCGTGCGCTGACCCGGCAGGCGCGGCTGTGGTCATCACGACCAACTGGCTGGTGGTGGCCCCCTCGGCCATCCCCGATTGCGTGGGCGAGACGCTGACTGCGTGCCTCGACCTGATGAGCGAGGCGTACATCGACGTGTCCGCGACGTTCGAGTGCAGCTTCACAGCGCCAGCACTCGAGGTGATCAGCCAAGACCCAACATCGCCGACGGTTGTCGATCCGTTTACGGAGGTCGATGTGGTGGTGTCCCGCGGTATCTGTGGCACGCGCCCCTACAAGCGGCTCGGCATCGGCATTCAACTTGGATTGTGAGGCGACCATGAAGATCAGAGCGCTGTTCATTGCCCTTGCGCTGCTCGCGGTGCCGGCGCAGGCGGCGGAGGAGTTCTTCGGCTCGTGGGTGCGCTTCACTGGCACGGGCGCCGACGACAACGACATCCTGTTCACCACGTCCGACTTGGACCTGTGGGATGCCTGCTGGCTCATGAGTTCGGCTGGTGCGGTCGACGTTGAGGTCACGCTCGACGGGACCAACTGGTCGACGGCGCCGCTGACGTTGCAGGACTTCGGCGCGACCGACAACAGCGGCGTATTGGTGACAGTGGCAGGCAGAGTCTATGGATTCGCGGGTAAGCCGCAGAAGGTGCGCGTCCTGCAGAACGGCGGGACGGCAGCCACGGCGGCGATGAACTGTTGGAAACAGGGTGCCTGACCTCAGCATCAAGATCGACACGCGCAGGGTGGACGAGCTCCTGCGCACGCTGCCGGACACCCTTGCCCGCAAGGCGCTGGTCCGCGCGCTGAACAAGGCCGCCGAGAACGTGCGGGTGGCAGCCAGCAAGGCCATCCGCGAGAAGCGCAGCCTGTCGGCCAAGACGGTGCGTGACGCGTTCAGTCTCGTGCGCGCGAACCCGTCGAAACTGGTCGCAACCATCAAGGTGACCGGCAACCCGGTGCCGCTCACGGAATACAAGGCGCGCCACGCGCGGCGGCTTGGCGTGTCGGTAATGGTCACGCCGGGTCAGCGCAAGCGCGTCCGTCATGCAGGCAACAAGGCGTTCATCTCCGCCAAACTGGGCGGGCATGTCTTCGCGCGCGAGGGGACGGAGCGACTGCCGATCAAGAAGCTGTTCGGCCCGTCGTTGCCGAGCACGATGCTGAACGCGGAGGTTCGGCAGGCGTGGGAGGCGACAGCGCAGGAGGCGATCGTCAAGCGCGCCGCCGAGGAAGTGAACAATGAACTGCGGAAGATGGCCGAACGTGCAGCGCGATAGGAGAGCGCGGGTCCTTCTGGTGACTCTGATCCCCCACGGCACTACGAGTCGCGGTTTTCGATACTTTTCGAAGGGCTAGGCCGGCCGCGCCATGGGCAAGATCATACCCCTTCCGACCGGGGTGCACGTCTCGGTGCGGGAGTTCTGCGACGAGACCGGGACCGACCGGGAGACCGTTGCGGGCCGGATCAAGTCGGCGAACGTTGCTCCGAGCGTGAACCGGGGCCGCTGGCCGCTCTATCGGCTCAGGGATCTGCTGCGCGCGGCCTACACCACCACGGAGGACGGCGCCATCGACCCGGATCGGCTGCGGCCGTTCGAACGGAAGGCGCACTACCAAGCTGAGCACGAGAAGCTGAGGCTCCAGACCGAGCGCGGCGAGCTCGTCAGCAGCATCGAGGTCGAGCAGCAGCTGGGCGCCCTGTTCAAGGAGATCAGCCGCACCTTCGAGACGTTGCCGGACATCCTCGAGCGGGACGCCGGTGCGACACCCGAGATGCTGGCCAGGGTTGAGCGCACGCTGGACGAGGTCCGCGAGCGGCTCTACCAGGACATCGCGGGCAGGGACGATGCTGACGGCGCCGCTGAAGCCAGCGCGTGACTGTGTCGCGGCGACGGCCGCGATCATTCGTCCGCACCGGAGGCGCCGGCCGAGCGAGGCGGCCTCAGAATTCCTGCACAACGACAAGGGGCGATGGGACCCCTCGTTGACGCCGATGATGATCGAGCCGCTGGATGCGCTCGGCGGTCGAGACTACCAGGGCGTCGTGTTCGTCGGGCCCGCACGGTCTGGCAAGACTTACGGGCTGATCCTCGCGGGCGTCGCCTACGTCGTGACGACGGCGCCCGGCGACATGCTGATCACGCAGATGTCGCAGGACTCGGCCCGGGATTTCTCGCGCGCGGATCTTGACCGGGCGATCCGGCACAGTCCCGAGCTGGCCTCGCGGATGAGCCCGCGGGCCCGGGACGACAACACGTTCGACAAGTTCTGGCGCTCGGGCATCGTGCTGAAACTCGGCTGGCCAGCGGTGTCGCAGCTCTCGTCGAAGACGCTGCAGTACGTGTTCCTGACCGACTACGACCGCCCGGAGAACCGGGACGACGTGGATGGGGAGGGTCCGCTGTGGGATCTCGCGATCAAGCGCGTCGAGACGTTCATGAGCCGCGGCAAGTGTGTCGCGGAGAGCTCGCCGGGCGAGTCCTACACGGACCCGAAGTGGCGGCAGGTGGGCCACGAGGCGCCGCCGTCGCGCGGCATCCTGAGCCTGTACAACCGCGGGACGCGGGCGCGGTGGTACTGGCAGTGCCAGCACTGCCGCGAGCACTTCGAAGCCGCGCCGGGCCTGTCTTGCTTCCCGGTGCCGGCCTTCGACGAGGTCGAGAAGCGGGTCGTCTCGGAAGATCTGGTGACGCTCTCTCACCGGTGGGCACGGGTCGTCTGCCCGCACTGCGGCGGGCTGCACGACCAGGCGCACCGCCGGGCGATGAATGCCGCGGCGATGTGGGTCCACGAGGGCCAGCGGGTCGAGCGTGGCTCGCTCGTCGGCGATCGGAGGTCGTCGCAGATCGCGAGTTACTGGCTGGGCGGCTGCGCCGCGGCCTATCAGACCTGGCACAGCATCGTGCTGCGGTATCTGCAGGCGGTCGCGACCTACGTCCAGATCGGCGATGAAGCGCCGCTCAAGGCGACGACGAGCACGGACCAGGGGGCGCCGTACCTGCCGATCGCGATCACGAAGCGGCGGAACGCGAACGACCTGATGGCGCGGCTCGAGGACTGGCCGGAGCGGACGCTGCCGGCCGGCGTGCGGTTCCTGACCGCGGCCGTAGACGTCCAGGCGCATCGCTTCGTGGTGACGGTCATGGGCTGGGGGATCGGCCTTGAATCCTGGCTGGTCGACCGGTTCTCGATTTCCTCGAGCGGTCGGCCGGAGGGCCCGCGGCATGCGGCGCTGGACCCGGCCGCTTACGGTGAGGACTGGGACTGTCTTGTCCCGCAGGTGATCGAGCGGGTCTACTGCCGGGACGGTGACGGGCGGATGCGGCTGTCGCCGATGCTCGTGCTCTGCGATTCGGGCGGCCGGGACGGCGTGACGACGCAGGCCTATGAGTTCTGGCGCCGCCTGCGCGCACGGAACCTCGGCAAGCGGCTGATGCTCGCGAAGGGCGTCGGGCAGCTGAACTCGCCGCGCTGCGCACTGACCTGGCCAGACTCCAAGGGCCGCAAGGATCGCGCCGGTGGCGGCCGCGGCGACGTGCCGGTGTGGCTGCTGAACGTGAACATGCTGAAGGACGGCGTCGCCGGCGATCTGTCGCGCGAGGAGCCGGGGCCGTCGTACTGCCATATCCCGAGCTGGGTGGACGAGGACTTCTTCGCCGAACTGACGGCCGAACAGCGCACGGCGCGCGGCTGGATCCGGGCGCCTGGTGCGCGCAATGAAGCGTTTGACCTGCACGTCTACAACCGCGCGGCGTGCGTGGTCCTCGAGGCCGAGGCGATCAACTGGGCCGCCCCCCCGGTGTGGGCGGCTCCGCTGGAGACGCGCGGGCAGGTCAACCCGATGGAAGGCGCGCGCGTGTCGCGGTCGCGTCGCATGAGAAGCAAGGGGCTTTGAATGTCGTTGTCACTCGCTCAGGCCGAAGAACATCTCGCCGCCTGGCGCGCCGCCGACCTGGCCGTCGCGAAGGGGCAGGCCTACAGCGTCGGCGGCCGGACCGTCACGCGCGCAGACGCCAAGACGGTGCGCGAGAACGTCGAATATTGGGAGCGGCGCGTCAACGAGCTGGCCCAGGGCGGCGCGGGCGGCGCGCGGGTACGGTATGGAGTGGTCAGCCGGTGAGGCGCCATCGCGTCGAGATCACGCGCAACCCGATCGACCGGCTCATAGAGTTCGTCGACCCGGTGCGCGGCCGGAACCGGCTGCAAGCGCGCATGCAACTCGCCATTGCGGGCCAATGGACCGGCGGTCGGACGGATCGGCGCGAGACGAAGGGCTGGAC